CCAAGTATTTGATTTTTTTAAAAATATGATGGATAAAGAATCTGAATATGTTGATTACGAGGATTTGGAAGAAAATTCATTATCCGAAGGTAGAAAAAAAACAGGAACTAAACTGTGTGCAAGAGGAAAATCAGCAGCTCAATCCAAATTTAAAGTTTACCCAAGCGCTTATGCTAACGGGTATGCTGTTCAAGTTTGTAAAGGAAAGATTAAAGGTCTTGATGGTAAAAAACAATGTTCAGGGGCATATTGTTAAAAAAATTTATTTACTAAAATTTTTGTTTTATAAATATTTGACTATATTTGTTGTATGGAAAACAAAGTTGTCGGGTATATACCCCGTCTATTATTCAGAATTTATTTGAGTCTAAAGGAAAAATTTGACCCAACTCCACCTATTCCCGAAGAAGAAAAAATTACCGTAGAAATATGTAAAAAGTTAATTAATAACCCTGAGTCAAAATTAACTTATGCACCAATCTCGAACAAAAGATTTGTTAAGAACGAAGGGAAAAATATGTTTATTGTTATTGAACAACATACAATAAATCTTATCAATCACGTTTATAGTTATTCAGTGTATTTATCAAATTCGAATGATTACAACGAAATTATTACTAGTTTTGATAAAGTATTAGAATTTGAAAGACAATCTTTAGAAGATGAAATTAGAACTAACATTCAACATTCGTTAACAACAATTTTAGAAAAACTTAATTAATATTTTCTCTAATTACTCTTCTGATAATATCAGTTAACTGCTCTGTTCTTGGTTTATACGAAACCATCTTAGGTTTGTTTCCTGTACCTGATTTTGAATGAGTTTTTTCAGCCTTCCTTTTTTGTTGACAAGCCGACTTTTTTTGAGATGCTGACATTTTGGATGCAACCCCCGCTGCTCTACATTTTGGATAAGCTTTATCCTCAGCATGTGACCTACCACAAGGAGGATGTTTTCCATCTACCTTTCTACATATATTAACCCATGGACCCGCAGGTTGTTTACTTCCTTTTGGTTTTTTCTTTGTACCGAACCAAACCGCTAAATCTTCTTTGAGTGGACCAGTTGCTTTTTGAATAAGTTCTTGTGGAGCCTCAAGGTCACCAATATTACTTCCCTCGTCATCATTTTGGTTTGTGTAGAATTGTTTCAAATATTGGTCTAACGCTCCAACTTTTCTTGTTTTTTTTTCAATCTGAGCTCTTTTTTCAGGTGTTTCTTTAAATTCACCTGCAGCTTCTTCATAGGCTAATTCTGCATTTGTATACTGATACACGGGTTCTACATATGGACCCAATTGGTCTTTAGTCCACATTTCAGGTGCTAGCACGATAGGTACTTTAAATTTACCAGCTCCACCAGAGCCCGTAGCTTCATTTATTCTATTTCTTTTCATATATTTGACTTATAATAAATATCGTTAAATTATGAATATGGAAAATGAAAAAACCCCAATTAAGTTATTGTTTGGAAACATTGCAATTTATAAAACTGAAGATGTAGATTCTTTAATTGATAATATGGATTTTGAACAGTCTTTTTTCTATATTATGCAAGCACTTCAATATGGACACAACTCAAATCTTTTTAGTTTACAAGAAAGTGAATTAATATCAAAAGCTTTACGAATCTTAAATAAAGGAATTAAATCTGAAGAATAAAAAAAGGACCTCACGGGGTCCTTTTTCATTTATAATTTGTTCCCACAAGACGGACAAAACTTATAGTTTGATTTCGTCTTTGTTCCACACTCAGTACAATATTGTCTAATTTCTTCAACGTTAATGTTTTTTGAACTTTTAGGTTGAATCTTAAATTTGATTGTATGGGATGTGTAATAATTAAATTGTTCGTAAGAGTTAGTAAAAAATTGATTTGATTGTTCCCCTTTTTCTACTCTACCAGTTTCTATAGATTTTTTTCCTTTTCTTTCAGAATATAAACCTTTGTCTTTAATGTCTCTCATTATTGCTCCAGTGTTAATTGAACTTGTATAGGTTACATTTGATAAATTTGTTGTAGTGTACGTTGTTGTTCCATACCCCGCAGTTCCTGTAGTTGTTAAAGCCGAATTAAAGTGTGGTACACTAACAGTATTCCAACCATTGTACAAAGTTCTATTTTGATATAATGGTATTTGTTCTTCATAAAACTCAATCAATACATCACCATTAAAATCGATTGCAGACCTATTTTCTGACGTATCTTGTACTTTGTAGGTACTGAACTCAAACTTATTATTAGAGTCAAGGAATCGTTCTAAAAACACTCTCTGACCTGGTTTTAATACAACACCACTTGTGGATATGTACGAACCATTTAATTTGATTTTGAAAAGAACCGTTTTGTTTGTTGGATTATGGATTTCGAATTCGAAGTTGTCTTTATCGTTAAGGAAGACTACGTGGTCGTTATAGACCTTGAGACGTGACTTTTTCTTTGTGATGTGCGCAGTCGGCTTGCCCACTTGTGTTGCGTAATTCATGTTTTTTAATTTTATATTAGCTTATGACTACGTTACCAATACCTTTATATCCGTGAATATTCAACAGCTTATTATGGCTGGGGACTGATAAACTAAAATCTATTAATAATTATACAAAAAATTATTTTGATGAAAACAATAAATTACATATCTTTGTATCTATGAAAAAATTAATATTTTTAATTGTAATACTTTCATCTTGTGCAACTGAAAAATTCTATTCTGAAAATGGAAGAATAATTTCAAAAAAAACTTATAATGCAATGAGAGAAAGGAGATTTAAATATGTTATGGAACATATGAATGACGTTGATAAATCAATTATTAAAACATTAAAAATAACTGAAAAAGTTAAAGATTCTTTAATTAAAACTTACGATAATTATTGAGGATTTTGCTGAATGTATTGTTTAATTTTTGCAATATCTTCTTCTGTCAAATTAAAATAATTGACAAATTCTTTCCATTTTTGCCCATTATATTCTCCAAATTGTGGTCCATTAATTATACCCTTATTATCAACTGCACGATAAACTTTAGCGTAAGATGCTATTGGATTTTTTCTGTCATATCTCCATAAGGCTTGTTTATTTACCACAGTTCTTCCTAATGCAGTCGGTTGAGTCCAATCAATTACATTTCTCTTATCAATAACTTCACCACATTTATTTAAGGTCATTAAAAACTCAGGCGTTTTTCCAAGTCTTTTTCCTCCATGAGAAACAAACCCTTGAAACAATTCTTGTCCTTTATTATTAGTTATTGTTAAATGTGCAGGGTCTGCATGACAATCATCATAAAAACATCCGATAGATAGAACTATATTGTCCTTACCATTTAAAATTGTCAAAGCCTGTTCTTTTGTTATGGTCACACTTCCACCTCTTGACCCCCCATCATTTCCATTATCTAAATTTATTACGGGACTTAGAGGAATATTATTAGCATATAAAATAAAATTAGCATTACTACATTGATGACATTTGCTTTCATCTTTCCACAAAGTACTATTTAGTGAATCTGCAGGTGTAGAAAAACACCATTCTCTTTTATAATCCAACGCAATTTTTAAATCAACCAAACAATCTATTGTTTCAGATTTTTGACCTTGGACACTTAAATCAATTGTTATTGATTGACTATTTGTATACCCTGAAAAATCTTTAGTTAAACTTGGATTCCATTCTGGACCAATTGCCCCTAAATTATTTACAGGTAAGAAGTTGGCATTTTCAGGTAAAATTGTTTTTAAATAATTTGTTATTGTATCACCTCTTCTTTGAGATAAATCCCCAACATTAAAACCTTTTTGATTTGGAACTTTTGATTCTGAGGCAGATACTTGAACATTTATTGATTGGTTCTCAGGAAATTGTTTAAAATACTCGTCAATTTGAGGTTTAATTGCATTTATTACATTTGTATTAAGAAATCTTAAATCAAATTGTCCGCTTGGGAATGTTTGAGAACCTAATGGTATTTTTTTAGGTGGTGCTGTTGTTGTAATTGTTTTCTTAAAAGAATCTTGTTCATTTAGAAGATACAATCTTTTTGTTGCAGATTCATGAAGATTTAATATTCTAAATTTTTCTTCTTCACTAATATTCCATGTTTGCCTAATCATGTTAATAAATATCTTATAAATAAAAAAAGGGTCCCTTTTGAGGACCCTTTTTGTATCGTTAAAGAATAGATTATCTCAATTCTTTTAAGTCGAATGTTCTTACGCCATCAACTGTGATTCTACCGTAGAATCTGTTGTTCACCATCTTCTTAGCGTATCTAGTCATGATACCTTTGATTGGTGTGAAGTTGAACGGATTGTACATTGTAGGAGTAAGTTGTAATGGAACGTATGGTGCGTAGATGTAACCTGTATCTAACAAAGAAGTACCTTTGTGACCCATTAACACTTGGTTTGGTGGGAAGTAAGGGTCTCTGTAAACTTGGTATCTACCAGCTAATGTACCAACTCTTTCAATACCCATGTTGTATTGGTCTTGCTCAGGAGCTGCATTTGAAACGTGGAAATACTCCAAGTCATCAAAGATAGCACTGATTTCAGAAGAAACAACTATCCAGTTAGCACCACCTCTTAAAGTAGACTTATGGATTTGTGCAGAAATTTGGTTGATTGCTGTGATTAACGTTTGGTTCCAGTCTTTTTGTGTGTAAGGTTGTGCCTGACCACCAAGTCTCTTCCATCCGTTGTAATCCCATCTTAAATTCCAAGCTGCACCTTTTCTTAAATCTCTCAAGATTTCTCTATCGATTTCAGCAGCAACTTGCTCAGATAATAATGCTGTTAATTCAGCTTCAGCGTCGATGTTGTGGAAAGCCGCAACGTCTTGAGCCATTTCAGGAGACCATTGTGCTCTTAATTTTCTTTCAGTTACAGAAACTGTTACTGACATTAAGTCAAATGAAACCTCACCAATTTTATCTTCAAATTCTAAGTTCTTATAGATTCTATAAGTAGCTGAGAACGCGTTGTTAGTCGCTGTAGAAGAAGAGAATGTAGAACCTGTGTAACCGTCCATAGAACCGCCACAAGTAATACATACTGGTACTTGTAAATCAACCTCTAAGTAGATGAATCCTTGTGCATCACAGATGTTGTCATATTGACCACCATCAGTTAATGAGTTAGGGAATACTAATGTTTGGTTGTTGTTACCGTATTGAACGATACCTTTACCATATCTTTGAGTTACAACTCTGAATAAGTAAGGACCACCGCCTGCAGTTGTAGTGTTTGTAGAAACACCGTAGATTGTTAAATCTGCTAAGAAAGATTCTGTATCCATTGGTTGACCGTCTGGACCAATTAACTTACCAGCTCCATCAGATGCAAAACCTGACATGATAACTAATACTTTTCTGTAATCAGTTAATGCGTAAGCTGCTGGTTCTAAATTCAATGTTGTGCTATTCCATTGTGCTGTAACAACTGAAGTGTTTGCAGATGTAATAGAACTGAATTGTCCTTTTGAATAGTCATATAAACCTGGAGGGTCTAATGCTGGTTCAGCACCTTCGTAGAATCTATCGTAAAGGTCTCTACCTGTATTATAGTCATAACCTGCGTTAGGTGATGCTGGACCGTCTGGTGCTCCAAAAGGTGAATAATGAATACCAGTGTTGTCGTTTTGACCACCACCTACTTCATATTGTTGAATATTTGGTACAAAGTAGAATAATTTACCGATTGGTAAGTTCATAGCTTGTACTGAAACGATATCGTTAGCTAACAATTTTGAGAAAACTCTTCTCACGATTGGAAATACAACAGTTTCAAATGCACCTGTATCAGATGTAGATGAAGCTTCGTTGATTAAGAATGATGCTTGGTTTTCGTATAATTGTGCTACGTTTTCTCTCATGTGACCTTTAAGACCTTCTAAAAAGCCTAATTTGTCCCATTTGCTGATTGTATCTTCTTTGATAACTTTAAGGTGCTTAAGACCGATGTTACCAACAAGACCTGATTCTAATAATGCTCCCATTTTTAGTATTTGTTTTTTATTTTATTTATTTTATTAACCTAATTTACCCATTAAATCCTTCATTCTTAAGAATTGAGGATTCTCATAAGTTTTTGATTCAATTAAGGTTGTTGAAGAACCAGAAGAAACTTGTTTATTTAATTTAACTTCTACTGACTCGTTCATTGGTTTTGATTCTGTTTTTACCAACTCGTCTTTTAATGACTTGTAAAGATTTTTAGATTCTTTTAAAGTTTCAACATTGTCAAATCTTCTTAGAATATTAATTTTTTCTTTTTTAGTTGTAGAATGTTCAGTGAACAATCTTGTTGCATATGCTAAGTTGGAATTGAAAATAGCAACTTCATTAAGTTTTTCTCTGAAAACATTTAATGCTTTTCTATATTCTTCATTTTTTTCTCTTAACATTTTAACTTCCGCATAAACAGATTCTTTTTTGATAGCAGTATTTGCATTAGAATGAGCTCTTGGTTTTGGTAAACCACCCTTTCTAAAATTACTACCCATTCCTAAAGTTCTTGCTTCTTCTTTCGTTTCTGCCTTTTTGATAACTTTAGATTTTCCTTCCATATTTTCTCCTTTCTTGTATTCGAATTTAGCCTTGCCAGTTCCCATTGTTTTGGGTCCTTCTTTTTTATCTTCTTTAAAACCACCTTTACCAGATGATTTATAAGAAAATTTAGGGCCATGACCAAGTCCAACACCTTTAGGTTTTTTTACTCCTAATTTTTTTGCCTCTTTGATTGAGTTGTAAGATTCATCCATTTCATCAGCTTCATCCATTTCATCAGCTTCATCCATTTCATCATCTTCATCCATTTCATCAGCTTCATCCATTTCATCAGCTTCATCCATTTCATCAGCTTCATCCATTTCATCAGCT